AGGTTCACTGTCCACCGGGCATTACCACCCACAGCGGAGAATGCCAAAATCTGATAAACCCATGACCCACCAGAACTACTCGACGCTGAATCATCCACGGCAGTCCCCGAAGTGGATGAAGTGATTGTGTCGTCATGGGCGGTCAACATCTTCCCAAAATCCACCGCCGAGCCGTTCGCACTGAAAACCGCATTAGCAGCTATTGCCGAACCAGGCGATCTGGTCACAGAGTAAGTCCCTTGTTTAGATACCAGCCCAACAGACCGATCACCAACCGATCCCCCTACCGGAATTAAAATTTCCTGATCTGCGGTAGGCTGCTTTCCTGAGTTTGACGTCCAAATAGCGTGTTGCTTGGAAGCCGCATTGTCGAACCAAGCATCCACGGATATTTCAGAATCAACGCTACCGACAATTCGTTTCTTTGCCGAAACGTCTAGGGTCGTGACGTCTAGTAGTTCGTTGTTATACCCCATACCAGACAAGGCGTTTGCATCGCCACTTAGGTCATAGCCCTCGACATAAAATCGAACATTCAGCCCATTAGTTTTAACCATTTTTACCTCACGGCGTGATTGTCACTTCCCCCATTAGCTCCATCTCAAAAGGAACGGACACGGTTCGGAACACTCCCCCACTCATCGTTATATATCCAATCGTGGCAGCACCCACATTAGAATCAGTTACATTGCCCCCCAGGTCGGCATCCGAGCGGAGCTTTGCATCTATCTGGTACATGGCGTCCCACACCGCTTCCTCGATGCTCTCACGAACGTCGGGAGTATCCTGCATTCGGAAATACGCCCGAATCATAACCGACACTCTTGACCCAATATCCCCCAAAGTCTCAAAGGCGTTTGTTCTTCCTGTCATCCAGTACGCCAGAACTGGAGTCCCACTAATCGCTAGAGGCTCCCCACGATACACTGCCACGAAAGCCGGGTCGGTAATCGTTGACAGGAGTGTGTCGATTTGTGCGATAGCTCCTGATCTGCTCAATCGAAAGCCTCAATAATGGCATCGCCAATATATTTGTCATACAGTTCGGGATTATTGTTTATATCCTCGTATACTTTTTTGAACATCCCATATCCCTTAAATGTAGACCTCTGATTCCGGGCGCTGATACCTTCAACCCAACTTGAATAAATCAGATTTTCACCATATAACGCAGCCCCTGCGTCTATCTGTGCCACACCATCCTTTACACTCGCCCCTATATGACTACGGAGTTTTCGGGTCTTTGCGCCGTGTCTCTGGCTCGGCGTTGATTTCTTATAGGCTTCGTCAGATGTTGGCCCCCACAGTTCTTCCTTGATTTTGTTCGCTCCTTCAAACTGAGCCAGGTCTTGAAGCCCACGATTGACCGCCTCTGCAAATCCAAGGCTTATCTGTGTGCCAGACTTAAACATCGGCCCCTTAATCTTCATTGTGGTTGTCATTACTACAGGTTCTGTCATTAGAATATCGTCCCATTTGAAGTCGCCGCCACCCTATACTGATCTAACGTACCGAGGATTGATTGAATCTCCCCCTCGGCCCCAGAGATCGCAGCAGAACCGGAACCAATAGATGAAGCGGCCCCCATGTCTCTATCTCTAAATACAATTTTTGATAGGTCAAGGCATCCCTGGACAACTAGGGACTCATAGTCAAATCGGTATACCGTGGCCCCACCGCTGTGGGAATCCGCCGTAGTTCCGTTAACGCTTCGCTCCACTGAAAGTGTATTGCCTGAGATTGCCGTTATATACATCTGCTCAGAGTCAATCAAGATCGCCTGCGCTGGCCCGAGATCACTGGCAGAAGTCACAGATACGGACGTTGCTGTCGTGGACGATATAGCATCAGAGGTCGTGACTGATAGCGTATCGGCGGTATAACCCCAAGACCCAAGGATGGATAGAGTTTGCTGCCCAGCGTCCAAACCCTTTGTCGTGTCCTCGTTTAGTTTTAGAATTGTTTTCGGGTTGAAATTGTAGGGCATCAGGAAGAAGTCGTTTGCATAGCCTTCTGTGAGAGTCTCAGACGTTGCCCTGTCCGTCGCCCCATAAGCCGTGACAGTTGTCGGACTGACAAACCACCCATCCAACGGAACAACACCAGATGACGAGTTTGTCGTTACCAGATCGTCCGTTACAGATAGCGTCTGATACTGCGAGGATTGCCGGAGAGCGTTGTTGCCTATGTCGTAGTACCTTGTCTGCGTCTGTGGGCCAAACGACCCTCCTCCGCAGTAATCATCAATACGGCGGCTGGCGGCTTCTAAGATTCTACGGATGGCGTTTGCGTCAGAAGTCCATCCAGACGAGTAACTGGTTCCGGCTAGATAGTCCCGAAGATCGTCAGACGTTGCGTATGTATGCCTCACTGACACTATTTATTAACCTCAGTTTCCTTGGCTTTATTCTCTGGTTTATCAGCCATTTTCTTGAAATAATCAGGATATTTCTTGATTAACTCGGCTGGAACATCGTACTTTTTGCCTATCTCATAGACCGTTCCCCCACCATCGAATGTTACGTTTACCAAACTCTTTGCCTTCGCCATAATCATCCTCCTATCAGGGGATGCAGGAGGAGGGTAGAATCTTCCCTGCACCCCCCGATAAACTATTGAGCCGCTACGTTATGCAGCCCTTGGAATCTTGAATGCGTCTGTCAGGCCAACCTGTCCGTCCCCTCGCCTGGAAGCGAAGAAACCGACCTGATCGTTCTCCATATACAAACTGTCGTTCCTGCGAATTGTGAAGCCGACCCTGTCGAAGATGTAGTAGTTCTTGAAGTCTCCGAAAATCGCAATCTTCTCAGTGCTTGTAATCGTTGCACCAAGACCACTAACGACATCAGTGTCCACCACAGGTCTACCAAGGATGAACGCATCCGGTGCTCTCGTAATGTCTGCGATGCCGGTCACGCCAGTGCCTGTAACCTGAATCTGGTTTATGAGGCTGTTAATTGCGGACTTCATCACCCACGTGCCGTTGGCACGGAACTGGGCGTTCAACGCATAATGCGTGCCAATCAGATCAGCGGTTACGACAGAAGTGGCGTTAGCCATCGTGTAGAACGCCACTGATGCGTTCGACATTATTCCGGCGTATTGCGTGGTATTGTTCCCACTGATAATCCCGACATCCTCAAACCGTCCGGCTGTCTCTTGGAAAACTTGAGTTAACAGGGCTGGGAGATTGACCGCCGAGTCCTCTAGGAGTTCTCTGGTAACCTTTACCAGACCGCCCGACTTCTCAAGCGAGAAGGCCACCTGACCAACCGTAGGAGTCTGATCGGAATAGGCTGCTTCCTCTGCTATCGCTGCCCAAGTAGCCGATCCCATCGTTGGGACATAGCCGTCCTTGGACGATACCCTTATAACCGTGCAGAGAGGTCGCAACTGACTGCCCGGAACTCCTGGGTCATGTATCGTTTGGTTAATGAACTGTTCTGGGACGAAATACCCGCCTTCCGCATCTGTTTCTTCCTGCATGGCTTTCACTTCGTCTGCCGATGCCGTCTTCCAGAACTCATTATCCGATGGTGATCGAAGCCACTTCACAAACGTATCTGTCTGGAACTGGGCTTCTTCTTTCTGGGTGATGCCCATTTGCTCCTGCACCCACATTGGCTGTGCCATTGCTGGCATTCCCTTGACCCAGCTTGAAGGCTTGTAATTAGCCTTGCTTCGGCGCGTTGTGTCGTTCGGGTCATAGGCCGCTACGTCCTTATCGGATACCGGAACTGTGTTCAATGGCTTGTTAAAGTCGCCCCGTACCGCCTTCAGTTGTGACGCCGCAGCGTCAACCTCGTCGGCTTTTGCCATTTTGGTCTGAGCGTCAGCGATCATTCTCTCAAACTCCTCAACCTTACCGGAAGTGAGTGCCGCTTCAGCATGACCCAAAAGAGCATTAGCGTCTTTTCTCATCTCTGTAGTATTCAATCTAGTTAACCTCTTTTCTATTTATTCCATATATTGCCAATTTCGCCTGTTCTAGGCGAAGCATTCTCATAGCCGTGTCCGGCGAGACAGTTCTTTCCTCCTCGTCAGAGGCGGCTGGTTCAGCTTCGTCCTCATCATCGTC